CCCTAGATTACAGGAGTAAACCTCATAACACGCCCTCCCGGGCGCATTTCCCAAACAGTCAGTTGAAGTCCTTGAACTGGATTCCGTACCCAGTATAGGGGACCCAACCTATCTTGTAGCCGGCGACTCCGTCGCGGGGAACCAGTCCTTGGTAGGACTTGCCCCCGGAGAAGACGCCGTAGACTGCGGAAGCTAGGACGACGTCAGGCTTAAAGTTCTGCCAAGACACCTTTCGGTACTTGGCCGGCCTATAGCATTTAAGTCGTCTGACTCCGCCACGCCAACGGTGAATCCACCGGCACTCCACGTCATGTATAACCAGGTCGCCGAGGTCTTTTGGACCCCGGCATTCCCTGATATGTGTTGGGATAGCGTCAAGAACGCCAAACCAAGCACGACGTATGATGCGACTACGACCAGGAACCTCAGATGAGGCACGAAGGCCGTTAGCCAAGGCGATGAGTTGTTGCGGTTCACAGGGTGTTTCTTTCAGGAAGTAAGGACGGACGTCCACTCCCTGATAGAAGTCACCACCGCAACTTTCGCGGAAAGGCCCGTCAAGGAAGGTTTTTGACCTGTTGATGGTACATCCGCAAAACTCAAGTACGGATATCACGGCATTTGAGACGTCACGGGGACAGATGATATCATCCCCATAGACAAACACGTTTTCGCCGGCCCGGAGGCCGACGTCAACGGCCTTGCGGGTCCCGAGATAATCCACCAGCCTTTCGGGGGCGGACCGGGGGACCGCAAGGATGAGACATAGAAAGATCAGTGTCTCAAGCTCAAATGTGAAACCATTTCCCATGCTGCTGAATTTCTCCAGCAGCCTCCATTTATTCCTAAACAGAGTTTTCTTCGATCTAAGGTCGTTGAGAGCCTCAAACCAAAGGGGAGGGAGCACCAACTTAACGAGGTTGGAGCAAATGGTATCGCTAGCGGATGACAGATCCATCGTAACCAGGTCTCCAGTGATACTGGAGTCACGCGCAACCCGCGCGTGAGTTTCCTGGCCAGATTGCAGGTTGATACCTGCAGACTTCAGTCGGCTCCGGAGAGCACGACCATATCCAAGTTGGTAGAAAAGGTTGATACTCGGCTCCACGGCAATGCCGCGGTCCTTTTTGCAATCTTTTGGAACCGTTGTGAAACGATTCCCTTGGACGTAAGTCGTTTCTGTCCCGGACGAAGCACACGTATGTGCCCAAATGGTTCCTGTCCACTGAAAGTGGTAGGGCCAAGCGTCCGGCGTTATAGTGGGAGAGGAAGAGATCTTATCAGGAATCGTGGTGAGATCCCCTCTATCGCCAAAAGTTGAACCAGGACCGAAGCGTCCCTCCACGTAAGCGGGGGGGCGGTCTCCGATTATTCCGGTGCAGATTTTTCGAACACGCTCGAAGTAAGCATGGACGCCTATCTCAGTGTCAGGGAGACCTGGTGAGAGATAGGGCAGCAGCCGTAGGTTCGATTTGAAGCACTGTTCTTCGCATGAGAGGAAATTCTCCTCAGCGATGGCCTTACGGTCAAAGCTAGTGGGCATCTGTTCCCACTTCCGAAGGATCGAGACAGCGGTGGCATCACGCCAATAGCTCTCGGGATCAAGGTACTTCAGGGGATCAATCGCTAGGTTAGCGATCTGATCCCACTCCCGAGCTTTAATAAGGCACGAGACCTTAAGAGACACGGGAGAGGCGAGATCCTCCATGAGAGCGAGGATCGCCCTTTCCACCTGGTGGGGTAAAGGACTGTACATAGTCTTCTCCTACCGCGGGGGCTTAGGTCGCGGAGTAACCAGAGGCGAAGATGCTCTTCAAGAGCGCCGTCGCCATCAGGTTGCCGAACTGGTACGCACCTTCACGGCTGGCCGTGTCGGCCATCTCGAGCGGGAGGACGAGAGTCCCCTTCGCGTTGAGACGGGTATTGACACTGGCAATGCCGGTGGTGGAGTTCGTGAAGACTTCGGGGTACGTGTACATGTAGTCCACGATCCGGGCCGAGTTGTTCGCGTTCGCACGCGACATAACACGGAGTTCCGGACGGAAGTTGATGGCCGTACCCTGAGCGTTGACACGCCAGATCGCCGGGGTTTTATCCCCGGACGCGGCGATGACACCGTTGTACACGACGGCGGTGACGCCATCGTACTTGAGGGTTGAAATGTCTGCCAAAGCGGGCATGATGAAGCCTTTAAAGGTTGAGCCACAGAGGTGACACTAGATCACTTGTGCAAGATTTGAAGGAGAAGAGAGACGGCGGTTGCCGCTCTCGTGACGGAAGGTGCCCGTGGAAGGTTCACTTTAAAGACGGGGGTTGGAATCCCGTCAGAGCGTTCCACACGGATAGCCTGGAGCGTATAGTTCCAGTTGTAAACGGTGTCAAAGCCGTTCGCAAACTTCGTCATGGTTAGGTACGACGTACTCATCGGGCTCAAAATTTGCAGCCCAAGGAAGTCAGAATAGGACGATAGAATCTGTCCTACGTTGGCAAACCAGTCAACAACAAAGCTGAAAGGAACCAACTCCCAAGCCACCACCAGAGGGTTTGTGAAGCCCATCTGATTAGCAAGGTTGAGGTTAGGGTTCTCCACCTTAATCCCAGCGATTATCTGCATTCTCGCACGCGAGTAGATCCTAAAACGATCGTAATCGTAGTAGGGCGGATAAGCGCCACTGTCATAGTTGGTCGTGTCGTCGGTTGACGCCCTGACCTTAATCCTCTTTACAGCGGGGTCACCCTGCAAGAGGTCTATGGCAGAACCTATGTCCTTAACCAACGGTTCCCACCCGAAGTGAAATTCAAGCCAAATATCGGCTAGGTCCTTCGACGTCGGAGTCTTCTTCCATTGAGGTCTAGTGGAGCCCGGGTAGGGCTTTTTCAACCAACGGAGTCTGACTTTTGGAGGGATAGGTACCTTCAGAGCATTGGCAGCCCCAAAGATATCTAGTCTGTTAAGGCGGCGTGTGAAAGTTACCAATGTTTCCACACGCTTAGCCATCATTGCGAAAGCCTGTTGACGTTCAGCAATGTTGACAGCCATGTTCGCTTCGTCCTGAACGGCCGATTTGAACTTCTCATAGCATTTGTTAGATGCTAGAGCTATGAGACCGAAGTCCCAGGGAGGGCTGCTGCTAGTTGACGCGTACCAGTAAGGTCCGCCTTGAGCTGCGATAACAACTTGCTTCTCAAGGGTGTAGGGTAAGTCCACCGTATAAGGTGGCTTTTGCCTTTTCCAGAAACGCCTGATATAGACCCAGGTGGGGGCAAAACCCCCAGCGGTCAAGGGACCAGAAATCGTTTCGACGCGGACTTGGGTACCACTGATTGGTGCGACCATGTTAAGTTCCTATGAGTAAGGGAACCATGGTGCACGGCCCCGGCTTATTGGGGTTTATCAATCAAGAACGAGACGGGGACTAACTCCGCAATAAGTCTTATTTTCTCGTAGGTGAGGGCTCGGGCCACGAGAATCCCACTCCTCAAACGTCGGTCAGTAAACCGCGATGAGGTGAATGGGACCCTCGGGCCATCCTGCCCACTTCGATGGGAAGAGCGCGCACAGCAGGTCTCTAACCTGACGATGAAGTGCGCGTGCATCCTAGGCGGAGCAAGCCGTCTGCCGGTGACCAACGTGGGTTGCACACGGACAGTATCTCTAGAACATCAAGAGGCCTTTTTGAAGGGCCCCTTAGAACCGAATCTCTGGACCAAATCCCACCTAGGTTTGGTGGGATCCAGAGAAACGAAACAACGCTTACCAAGGCGTTGCAGAGCCCCCGTGAGGG